ATAATAGATAGTGATGCATTTCTTGATATGCCACTGTCCACACAAGCACTGTATTTTCATTTGTCGATGAGAGCAGATGATGATGGGTTTCTGAACAATGCGAAACGCATTATGGATATGATAAAGGCTAATCAGAATGATTACGACCTGTTAAAGGCAAAGCGATTCATCATTGAGTTCCCAGATGGCATATGTGTTATTAAACATTGGAGAATAAATAATTATATCCGAAAAGACAGATACCATGAAACTACATACACGGATGAAAAAGATATGCTTGCGGTTAAAAAAAATGGTGCATACTCGCTAAAATCAAGCGATTTGGAGATTGGTATACCAGAATGTAACCGTTGTGTAACCGAGAGTAGAGTAGATAAGAGTAGAGTAGAGGAGAATAGAACAGAACCTGTCACCATGTTCAATGCAGACAAGGCGTGGGATGATACGTTTAACATTTATCCCAAAAAATCGGAAGCTGTTATGGCTAAGCAGGCATGGCTAGACAAATTAGCACAGGTTCTTGATGAAAATCGAAAGGAAGTTGCTCTTTTAATTGCAGGGGCAACAAGAATGTATCTTGCTGATTACAGAGAAAAACATCGTGATGATGAAAATTACCAGTACATACCTAAATATGCAAAATGGCTTGTCAACGATTGTGATTACTGGATTCGAGAATATGAGAAGAGAAGTGAAGGTGATGGAAGTTGACGGAAGCAGAAACAGGAGTGATTGGCTGCATATTGATTGATAACGAATCGTTGTACACCGTGTACAACGTGCTTAGACCGGAGATGTTTGTATCAGAGTTCTGTCAAGATACATATGCTGAAATGCTTGCCATGTACGACCGAGGTGAAAACATCAATCTGATGTCACTATCGCAGGCGTTAGAGAATCACAAATGGTCGCCAGAAATGATTGCACAGGAGTTAAAAGAATGTGCATTGTCGGCACCATCCTCTGTTGCGATTAAGAGTTATGCAGATGCAGTAATTCGTGATTACAAAGCAAGGACTGCAAAGGAATTATTTCAGAACGTAAGCCTTAAGCCGTGCGATATTGATGAAACGATTGCGGAGGTTTTGACGAGGCTTGAAGAATTACAGGCTGGAAATGATGTTCGGTCAAAATCGTTAAAAAAAATTGTACAGGAGTACAAAGAAAATTATTTCAATGAAAATGTAGGCAAAAATCTCATAAAAACAGGCTTTTATAAATTAGACGACTGTCTTGGTGGGTTAGAACCGGGAGATGTGACTGTAATAGGTGCTCGCCCAGGTGTTGGTAAATCAGCAATCGTAACACAGATGATTGGTCAAATGGCTGCAAAGGGTTATAGGATTGGCTATTTCAACCTCGA